GTCGTACGATCGCACCCTGCCGGGCACTCGATGAGAGTCCGGTACAGGTTCGTCAATCCTTCGCGTTCGACGAGTTCGACCATGCCAGCCTCGACGAGTTTGCCCATCATCTTCCTAGCGTTGCGTTCGTTGACACCGGCGTATCGGGCTAGCGTGGACATGGCTGGCCATGCGCCGCCGTCTCCCTCATGGTTTGCGATTCCGATGAGTAGCAGCTTGGCGGTGCCTCCGATGGGGGCATGGTGTAGGACGGCAGCGATTTTCTCGACACTCATTCGTTCTCTCTCCTTTGCCATTCCAGTGCGCCTGACCAGCCCTCTGCATGGCCGTTACTTACACCAGAGTAGTAGGCGATTAGTTCGTTTGTTTTTGCTTTGCGCCATTTCATGACTGGGCCGCCACCGTTGCAGGCTTGCAGGTGTAAGCTCATTTCAACGGTGATGTGTTGGCACTCGCAGTCGACGAATGACTCAGTGATATTTTCTTCGTATTCGCCACAACATCCTGTTTCGCCGCATCCCCATATGCTGTCGTCTTGTCGCACCCAGTAGAGTGTCATTCGTTCCACTCCCTTAGCACGACCAGTACAGCATCGGTCTTGATGGCTGGCATCTTAGATACGACCAAGCGTTGCACCTGACTGTCGTCATGGTACGCGACACCATTCAGGCCGTCGAGGATGCTCTTGGCCATATTGTCGACATCCTTTCGTGCAGTGTGACCACCCATGATGTAGATGAACGCGGAAAGGTCACCGGTCAACTGTGTGTCGCCGTGCTGCTCCAACCACGACCGTCGCACATGAGCCTCCCAATCCGCGGTCGTCTTGGGCGTGTACACGCGGCCAGTCCGGGTGAACCGTGGGCGGCCTTTCGGGACGGCCTTGCCGCTGATGCGCAACTGAGTGATCATGAAAGTTCAGCCTTACGCTTGGAGAATGCTGGTTGCAGTTCTGCGGTCAGTCCGGCATCGAGTGCCTTAGCCCACAGGGCGGTGAGTTCGTCGAGGGTGTTGGCGGTGGCCGGGTCAATCTTGGGCATTGGTGCTGCTTGTGCGAGTCCTGCGCTCATGCGCTGCACTTTCGCCATCTCCTCGCGTGAGGCTCGCTTGTCGCCGCTGTAGCCGCAGTTTGCGAGTGCGCGACCGATGGCCGATGTCTCACAGTTCTCTAATGCACTGGTTTTGTTGGCCATTCCGGCACCGTCAATCTCAAACGCCAGCCCAGAGCCCGCAGAACGGCTGTCAGCGCGGTCAAAATACACTTCCGCATAAACTACCCACTGACCCCGTGAACGGTCGTCAGCGGTCGTCTGGTTGCTTGTGACGATGCTCCCGGTCGGGTGGTCACGCCAAAACCGTTTTAGGCGTTCCTCGACGGTCTCGTAATCGTTCAGGTTAAACTGTGCCATTCTGTGATTCCTCTCTGTAGATGACTTCCTGCTGTAACTTCTGTGCTGTGTCGATGAGCTCGGCGATCATGACATCGTCGCGCTGTATCTCGTAAATCTCTGGGGCATACCATGCCGGGACTAGGCGGCCGTCAGGTGTCTCGGTGCGCAACAGGTACGCGAACACGCATAGGTCTGCCCCGGTGACATGTAACTGCCACTGGACTTGTCGACGGTACTGGATGGGTATCTGGTGGAACGATGCCCATTCTTTGCCTGTGGTCTTGACCTCGGCGATCACAGACCAGTCGCTATTTAAGCCGTCGGGGGTTGCCAGTTGCCACTCGTTTCCGGCACCGGCAGCGCACACTAGCCAGTCATTAGCCTCGATGCCATATGATTCGGGGATATTCTCGACAATCCACTGCTCATAGTCGCGGCCGAACTTCATGAAAGCGTTGTCCGGTATTTCAGTCGGGTTCAGCAAATAATTAAGTTGCTCACGGAACCCTGACGGTGTGCTGGCTTTGGCGACAGCGGTAGCGGACACACCACGACGGCGAGCCCGATACCATTCGTCAGTGCCCGCCTGTGCGATTTTGCGCGAGTTCATTTAGTATCCTTTCGGCGAGTTGTGTCTGCCTTGCGGTTAAGTCTTGCACATACCTCCGACGGCTATTCGATTTGCTCATCGGCTGGATGCCGTTGCGGATCACACGAGTTTGACGGTAGGGGCGTGTCCACTTGTCCCGGGACTCGAGGTTGCGCTTGAGCGTGTCCCTCGCCGCTTTGCGGTCGCGGCGGTCTGCCATCCACATCTCTGCCCGGATGCCGTTCAGTTCCTGCCTGACTTGCTCGTACAGTTCAGTGTTCACGGTTGCCGTACTTTTCCGCCCACCATACTGTCGAGCACTGTCCGTTGAACACGATGTTGTGGTTAATCATGTGCATCGTTTCGTTAGGGGACACTGCGCCACAGTATTCGCAGACCATGATCACTGGAACATATGCGACTGGCTGGGGTTCGTCGTAAACATCCCAGTCGAACAGGTATTCGCTATTCGTCATCGTCGCCGCCTATGCGAGTGCCAGCCTTGTTCAAATTGTGGTAATGGCGTGTAAGGTCGTGGCGGCCGACCTGTGCGAGAGCTTTGGCAATTGCGCCACCGCTACGGTTCAAAGCCTTAACGACACGCTCCGGGTGCAGACCGTTGTCGTGCAACCATGCGGCCTCCTCGCCAATCTCCTGACGGCTCATGCGCGACTCTTTCACGACCGCACCGCACCATACAACATGACGCCGCAGCCGAGCATCGCAACCATTAGCCCGGTCTGGACTGCACCGTTCGGTGTCCCGGTAATCTCCATGAACCCACCGGTCGCGGCGATGACCGCACCGAGGGTCGTCATGGCGACACCAACAGCGTACGCGATCATGCGGCGACCTCGCTTGCGTAGGTGATGGCCTCGATGACCGAGCATCCGCCGGCCATGTAGTCAGCAATGTCGTAGTCCAACAGTCCCTGCTCGACCAAGTGCCACAGGTTAGCCTCGAACCCGAGGCAAGCGTTGAAGAAGATGGCGGCGTAGTTCATGGCGTGACCGGCGGAGATGACCCGGTAGGCGTACAGGTCGAACAGCCACGAGGCTTCGAGGAAGTCCAGAACCTCGGACAGGGCGGTGGTGTCGTTGAAGCAGTTGGGGCAGATGGTGTCGGTTCCGGCGATCGTGTCACAGGACTCGCACACGAGGGTGTCCTGGAGGGTGGGCATCTGGCTGATGTGGATGGTGGTCATTGGTCTAGTCCTTTCAGGGAGTGGGTTAGGCGGCGTCGTCGAATTGTCCGGCGATAGTTGCCCAGATAGCGGATATTTCGCTTGCCAGTTCGCAAGCAAGCGCGTAGTTCCCTTGGCGGTTAGCCTCTTTAATCTGGTTAATGTACTGACGGGTCCAGGTTACGTCGTCCTGGAGTTCTGACTGTGTCATTACCTTGCTCATTTTGTTTTCCTTTACTTTGGAGGGCTTATGTTGTGGTGCCCTAATGTGACTAAGTTAGCACACTTTTTCCACAGATTACCAAATTGCAAACAATTTTGATAACAGTTTGGTAACGGCAAAGAGATGGGGGACACCGCCCACAACAGCAGTGCCCCCCTAGAGTGCCCACCGGGAAAGGATAACCGGGGGCAAAACCTTTAGTGCTCTTTCAGGAACTCGTAAGGGTCAACATTTCGACCCTTGGCCTTAATCGCGAGGTGCAAGTGCGCACCATAGTGATCGGGCTTGCCGAACCCGGAACCACCGACGAAGCCGATAACATCCCCAGCGACAACCTTGGTGCCGTTCTTGACATTCAACTTCGACAGGTGCAGATACTCCGATGTGTACCCTGCGCCGTGGTTGATGACGACCATGAGACCGCCAGCACCAGCACCCACACTGTTCGCCAAAGTCACCACACCGCCCTGACAGGCCTTGACAGGGGCACCGACGGCCTTGGGGAAGTCCAGCCCGGGATTCACCGAGCCGCGAGCCTTATGCTCTGCGAAGCCGTCCAGCATCGTGTAAGGGGCATTCACCGGGAACACCCAACCCGACTTCTTAGCAGCTGGTTTCGCTGCGGGTTTCTTTTTCGCGGTCATACTGTTGCTCCGTTCATAATCTGCGCCACCATGATGCCGATAGCGGCAAAGATGCCCGACACTCCCCACACTTTCACCTCAAGCGACCGGATGCGGCGTTCATGATCGTCGACCTGTTTCGGGTGGTCTCCCAAACGCACCTCAAGTTCCACGAGCTTCTCGTAGATTTTCTCGAGGGTGATTGTCACACCGTGCGGCTCAATCACTTGCTCGCCTTGGTGAACGCTTGGTCAATCTCGCCGTTGTCAATGACACCATCGGCAACATACGCACGAGACAAGGCCTCTGCGACCTCCATGACACCGACGAACGCGGCCATGAGTGCGGACTGCCACAACTCGATGCCTGCGACCGTACCAGCCGCAAGGACAGCGGACACTTTAAGCACGATAAGCGCAGCCATACGCTTCAAAATCGTCACAAACAGTTTTGCCATTAGTAGAACTCCCTCAATCGTAGTGTGCACATAATTGTCTCCGGGTTAATCTCCCACTGGATACCGACGATGACGGCAGCCTGTGCGAGTCCCCCAGCCACAGATGAATTGACCACATCGTGCTGCTGGAATAAGTCCAGTGATGCGGCAGCAGTGAAGTCCTCTGATGCGTTCCACCGCAACTCGGTTGCTTTCCGGGTCGTGTCAGCGAATCGGTCAATGAGCGAGTCGAGGACGAACGGCAAGTCGTTGACGAACCTAGCGGACTCCGACCAGCCCGGTTGCCCGAACCACGAGTAAAGGAACCCGGCAGTGTCCTCGGTGTCGCCACTGAAATAGGTCATCGTGTCCGTCAGGCTTGTGACCTCGAAGAAACAGAACGCATCCGCATACAACTTCGCACCGATAGCAAAGTTTGTGCCACCCGACCGCAAGAAAGTCACACGCAGTTTAGCCGTCACCGCTGTAGCCGGGGCAGTACCAGAATGGCTAGCCGCATACCAGGTGCGGATGTTCGTCATCGTCACCGGTGTGCCAGTGATCGTGCTAATCACCGCACCGTTGTCGTCATACCAGATAATGTCCGCGCGTAGTTGTGCATCAGTTGCGGTCGTGTACCGGGCACCACGGACTAGGAACTTGTAGCCGTACCCGGCAATCACTGGAATCCCCTCGGCACCGTCATGGTTGTACATTATCGAGGTCGTCGCGGCAGCAGTAAGGAAAGTGCGGCGCAGACCATACTCGCCATCATAAGCATCAAAGGGGGTTGCCTCGAGGCTGGGCTTGAAGCGTCGGATAGTTGTCACCGAACCCGAGTCCACCAAATACCCATTCGTGTCATATTCGAAATTGGGGTTCCAGCACAGGTTGATGTCACGCTTCACATTATGCGTGTTGAAAGTCAACGGCACACGAGTCTGGACAGCCGCACGGCGCTCGCCATACAGTCCCACACTCGTCGCATCCGATGCAGTCCACACCTCATCAGCGAACACACGCAGTTTCGGGTTATTACTTGCACGGATCATCGAACGGTTATCCGTCGTAATAATGTTGCTAACATTCTTAGCCGTCGACTCCACCACAATATCGGTGTAGTGCAACCCTGTCGCACCGTCGGTGAAAGTGAGGGGGCTAGGGTTCGACCCAGTCTCTGCAACAGCCTGAATGCCACCAGCCGGGGCATGGTTCGTCGTCGCACTCGTCTTAGCCGAATACCAGTAACGGCGGCCACCGTCCGGGAACGATGCACAAACAGCATCCAAGTGTTCCGCAACCGTCGCAGTCATATCCGTCTGGGCGACCGAGTTCGATGAGAACCCGGAATCGTAGGCAATCAAGTCAAACCCTGTAGAGATGGCATCGTTCATGCCGTCGATAGCGGCAGCAGCCGTCATGTTGATGCCATAAACCGATGTCATCGGGTAAACCAGTGACCCCTCTTTGGTCACATTCGCAGTCAACGCAACCCAGTCAGAGCACGACAGGGTCGTGACCTCATATGAGCGACCCGGTTCGTTCTCGTCGAACACGGTCACGGTGGCGACATCGTTCACAAACCCAGCCCAGATGTTAGACCCTTGGATGCGGACACGCACCCACCAGCCCACCAGTGGGACAGTAGACAGGTTGTTGAACATGGCCGTCATCTGCCCGACCTGTGTTTCGGACTCGCCAGCAATAGCGGCATCGCCGCCACGGTTCGCGGTCGCGTTCAATAGATCGGCGGACAGGTTCACCCATGTCGGGGTCACATCAGTGTTATCGGCGACCTCGATGGTGACATCGCCGTAAAGGGGTTCGGTCCATACCATTATCGACGACCGTTCATGCGGTTGTAATCCTTGAGGACTCGGGCGACAGACTTGCCAGCGGACACCGAATCAACAGGGGCGTTAAAGTTCACGACAGTCTGTGCAGCGTATGGGTTAGAACTTGTCCCAGTGTTCTCAATATTGCCCCAAGTTGAAGTCCCCGACGGCGCATCCCACTCGTGCATCGTGCCATATTTCGGGAATGTCTGCATTTTCCATTCGGTGAATGTCTGGAACATACCACCGAAGTCACCAGTCAACAAGCGAGCAATACCAGTCAATGTGAACAGCATCCACATCAGCACTTCGTTCACCACCGCTAGCGAACTGGACATCGCTTCAGCAAAGTCAGCAACAGCCTTTTTGCCACGAGGTGACTCCAAGAACTCAATAAACTTAACAGCACCATTCCACAGGCGTTCGAACGACTCTTTTACCTCGGGGTCATTAAACGCAACTTTAAAGCGGTCAAAGACCTCACCGAGCCACACCTTAAGGTCAGCGATGCCCTGCTGTGTTTCCTTAGAGTTCAGCCAGTCAGCGAACTGCTGAATCAACTCACCCACAACAGGCAACAACTCAGTGCCGATAGCCGTCCCAATGTTTGCCAGATTAGCGCTCAAGCGAGACTGCGCACCAGCAAGCGTGTCAGACTCGCGGGCAAACTGACCGGAAGCATCAGCAGACTGCTCAAGAATCAACTTGTAAGCCGCCGTCAACTTCTCATTCTTAGTCAGCTGCTTCTCCGAGTCCTTACCCGAATCCGTCAGAGCCCTCTGGTTGATTTCTGCCTGTGACAGTGCGACACCGAATCGGCGGATAGGTTCGAACTCGCCACGCAGGGCAGCGTTCATCGCCTCCGCTGCTTCCTCAACAGTGCCGCCATAAGTAGCCGCCAAGTCCGATGCGCGTTGCACGAGGATATCAGTCTTGCCAGCCAGTTGATCCATGGGGACGCCAGCCTTTTTCAGCAGCGTACCTGTCAGCGTGGCAGTCCTGTTGTAGGCCTCCATAGAGAGACCCATTTTGTTAGCAGCATCAGTCGCAAACTTAGCAACCTGTTCAGCCTGGCCCTTAAAGACAGCCTCAACACCACCGACAGACTGTTCGAAGTCTGATGCCATTTTGACAGCGGCAGCACCCATCGCAGCGGTTGCACCGAGCACCATGCCAGCGCCAGCAGCGACACGCTTACTGAAGTTGACCAAGTCACCTGCGGCGTTTGTCAGTCCGCGACGGAATCCCTTGGTCTGGGCGACCAAGGTAATCATCATGTTACCGCTTCCGGCCATGAGTCTTCTCCATTTCCTTAATAATCGCGTTACGCTCTCGCCAAGTTAATTGCCTGTATTCAGT